ACTCCGGTTTGCGATCAAGGCGACCGTCTGCGCCACGGGCGCGGCGGACAACTATGCGGCTGTGGTCAAGGGGCTGCTCGAAAGCTATGAGGACACCATTCCCTTTTGAGGTGGCTATGAAATTCAAGCCGGAACTGCTAGCGTTTGTCCGGGAGCTTGCGGCACTGTGCGCAAGGCACCGCATCCACTTGTATCCGCAGTCGAGCGGAATGCTAGGCGTAGGTCCGTCGCGTGATGTCGCGAACGTGACGCCAATGATGCTTGCTCAAGAGGTGCTGGATATGGTCCGCATCCTTGGCAATGACATTGTAGACCTTGAGCCGGGTGACATCGCAGGACAGTTGGAGTTGGAGGGATGAAAGAACGGCCGATCCTATTCACGGGCGCAATGGTGCGCGCTATCCTGGCAGGGGGAAAAACCCAGACCAGGCGGGTGGTAGACTCCGGCAGGCTGTGTAAAAAGCAACTTGCCGCCGGGGTAATCACGACAGATAGCGACATGGAAAACGGATGGCAGCGCCTTGTTCCGTTTTGCCCATACGGCCTGCCGGGTTCGACACTCTGGATCAAGGAAACATGGAAGCCAACAACAGCGCACGTCGGCCCGCCCGAGACTTTCGTCCGCTACAGGGCTGATGATGGTAGGCGGTCAGTGGATCACACAATGGGCGGCAGCCAATCAGACAAGTGGCGGCCGTCAATCTACATGCCCAGATGGGCCAGCCGGATCACGCTCAAGGTTCTATCCGTCCGGGTTGAGCGGGTGCAAGAGATCAGCCAGGAGGACGCAAGGGCAGAGGGCGTAACACTTCCCCACATCGGGACAGCCAGGGAACTGATGAGCCACCGCCTGGCATTTGAAGCACTCTGGGATTCGATCAACGCCAAGAAGCCGTGCCGGGGGTGGGCGTCGAATCCTTGGGTGTGGGTGGTTGAGTTCAAGGTGGTGAGGTCATGACCAAGCGATACGCATCCATTGACGGACGGATAGTCCAGCACCCGGAGGGCGAGTACGTCGAGTGGGAGGACTACCACGCCACAGAAAAAGAGCTAGCAGCCAGTCGGGAGAAATACAGGAACCTCGACCGCCTGATGTGCGCGGCGATAGATGAGATCGCAGCCGTCAAGGCGGAGCTTGCCAAATTGGAGGGCGGGGCGATAGACCCTTGACATCCCGGCCCGCCCCGATCCATAATCCGGGCAATGACCGAATCCCTGCAGACCGCGATCATCAATCTCACAGTTGCGCTGCAATACAAATCCACCGACTCAATCACAGAAACGCTGCAAGAAATCAGGCTGCAGGGGCGCCTGGTCCGCGAGCGGTACATTGACGCAAGCTCAAGCAATCAACTCTGGTTCGATGATTTCTCCACGCTGGACATGTGCATAATCCAAAACATTGATGACAACGCCAACGACCAAACGCTGACCTGGACGGATGCCGAATCAGGCACAGCCGGATCGATCACAATCGCGCAAAACGAAATGGCAATCATTGGCGGGTGTAAGTGCACCACCGCCGCAGACGGCAGTCTGGTAGTTTCCGGCACAGGTAAAGAAAACATGGCGCACATAATCACAATCGGGAGGCCCGCCTGATGGCCTACTCGTCTGATGCCGCTATGACTGTGACGCCTCTGGTCTACGCACTGGACGCATACGGCAGACGCCAGAAGGGCCGGGTGTTCACGGCGGTCAGCGCAACGGGGCTCGATTTCTTGACAGACGACACGCTGAAAGTGGACACCGCCGGGATCGGCATGTTCGGCGCCGATGCCATCCATAACGATCCAATCGAATACATGCTTGTTATCAACACGGGCGACGAATCGGCCAATGTCCAGTGGGTAGCCAACGGTGAAACGTCTGCGCAAGACACAACCGCCGGGCCGGGCTGTGTGCTACTGCTGCCGAACGTCCGGGGTGATACTCTGGTCACAATCAAGGCGTGGGCCAACACCACCACCGTGCGGGTGCTGGCCGTATCGTAAACAGCCGGGGAGGGGTCCCAATTGCCATGCTACACCGGAAAATGCAGAGAATGCGGGCATGAAATGCTCCTGGTCATTTCGGAGTACCTTTCCACCGGGGACCAGATAGATATCCCCGAACCATGCCCGGCCTGTGACTGCTTAGAGTGGTTCAGGCCACGCCCCGAACTGGTAGCGGCCGAGCAAGATAACTGGAAATTCCAGGCACATGGAAACGACCTGGACGATCCGCGCCTGGCCGAAGCATTCTCCGAAGCACCGATCCAACGCCACGAAAGAAAGCGGCTGTATTTTGGCTGCTAACTCCACACTGCCCGTCTCAATCCGCAGTATGCGGGGTGGTGACTTGGGTCTGATTCTACAGACCTGGACTCGCCACGCCCGTTCCGCCTTCCGATGGATGCCCCGCCGCATGTTCCTTGACGTATACCGCCGGGCGGCACTGGCTGCCCTGGAGACGTGTCCCGTTTGGGTGGTGTGCCTGCAGTCGGATCCGGATCAGGTCTTCGCCTGGACGTGCGCAGAGCCGGACAGGGGCCTGTTGCATTTCCTGTACACCAAAAGCAAGTTCAGGCGAATGGGGTTCGCATCCCGGCTGCTTTCAGAGGTGCGGGCCGAATCAGATGACGTGCTAACCACCACGGCCTGGACGGACGACATGGACCGCTTGAAAACAAACCACCTGAACGGCTGCAATCCGGGCCTGTTCAACCCGAGAGGTAAGCAATGAAAATTATCAAGGCCAGGATTCGCGACGCTGCATACAACATAGGCGACGATAAGAAAACCATTCTGCCGTCCGAAACGCGCAAGCTCAACTGGACCGAAGCCGGTCTTGAGATTGTGGACGAAACGGAAGGCGTTGCCCTGATGCCCGCAAGCAACGTGGTTTGTGTGTGGTTCGATAGCAAGCCGGCCAGCGCACCCCCGCAACAGGGCAGGAACAAGGGCAGGCGGTAGGGGTTGACGGGGAAGCTTACATTGAAACAGCGCCGGTTCATTGAAGCATACATCGGAGAGGCGCAAGGCAATGCAAGCGAGGCGGCACACTTGGCGGGATATTCCGGGACAAGGAAAACATTAGAGGCAACAGGAAGGCAGAACCTCGCAAATCCACGCATAGCAAAGGCTATACTGTCCCTGGCCAGGCGAGAAGAAAAAACGTCCGAATTCACAAGACAGAAGCGGATCGAAATGCTGATCGAAATTGCAAACACATCACCAAAGGATGCGGACAGGCTGCATGCAATAGACATCTGCAATAAAATGAATGGTGAGTATATCCAACGCCACCAAGTAGAAGTCAAAGACTTGACCGAACGGGAACAGACCACGCATATCAAGGAAACACTGATTGCAATCAGGGAGCGGAGCGATTGAACCTTTGCGCAATAGTTCTGGGGGTCGCCATGGCCCTGTCTGTTGATCCTGCCCTGTTGGACGAGATAGAAGAACTTCTACCCCGCGCAAATAAGGAAGAAAAGCGGGACATCATGCAATTCCTGGATTCCCGCAATGTGCCAGCCGTCAAGGAAGGTCTATTTGATAAGCAACTGGACATATTCAATTCGGACGCCCGGCGAATCACGGCTGTCTGTGGTCGTCGTGGTGGCAAGACAACCACCATGGGGCGCAAGCTAGTTCAGACCATGGCAGACCACCCGGCAGAGGGGGAGGATGAAAGTCTGTGCGTATTCGCCGCCCCTACCAAGAACCAAGCCCGCCGCCTGATGTGGGGACGCCTGCAGGCCATCGCAGAAAAGAACAAAGTTCCGATATCATTCAGCGCAACTCAGCTGATTGCGACCCATGACAACGGGGCGCAATGCTGGATCATGGGGCTTGATGACTTCCGGGACATCGAACGGTTGCGCGGCTTTGCCTTCCGGCTGATCTGTATTGATGAGGCGCAATCACTGGCCGTGGATGTCCACGAACTGGTAGATGACATCATTGACCCAGCGCTCGGTGATTACGACGGACAACTGATTTTCACCGGCACGCCCAATGCCGCATGTCACGGGTTTTTCTACCTGGCTGCCACCGGGCAGCTGCCGAACGATGCCACGCAATACGAGAATCACACCTGGACCATTCTCGATAACCCGATGTTTCCCCGCTGGCGCAACCGTCCCGACTGGCGAGAAAAAGCAGCGGCATGGATGGAAGGGGAGCGCAAGCGGAAAGGCTGGAGTGAAGATAATGCAACGTACCTCCGGGAATGGATGGCCCGATGGATCAAAGACACCGGATCACTCATCTACCGATACGACCCTACCCGGAACGGTTTCTCTGAACTTCCGACCGGGGAAACATGGCGGTACGTTGTGGGCGTTGACCTCGGTTATAACGACTCCTTTGCTTACGTGGTCTTGGCGTTTTCGGATCGTGGAGCCAAAGTATATGCCGTCGATGAATTCGAGCAAGTCGGACTGATCCCGGCACAGTGGGCTGAACACCTGCAGGCTGTGACCCGGCGGTACAAGCCAGAGAAAATCATGGTAGACACAGGCGGCATGGGCAAGGCTGTCATGGAGGAATTCAGAAGCCGGTACCAGTTGCCCGTCCACACTGCAGAGAAGCGGGACAAGTACGATTTCATCGCTCATCAGAATTCGGACATGCACGAAGCGAGCTATCTGGTCAAGCCTGACTCCCGTCTGGCCACCTGCTACACGCTGCTACAGTACGATGAAAAGCGGAAGAAAGAAGACCCCCGCATGCATCACCTGACCAACCTCACGGACGCGGGTCTTTATGGCTGGCGTGAGGCCAAGCACTGGGTCTATACTCCGACAGAGAAGGCGCCGGAGGTGGGCACAGAAGAACACTGGAACCGGGTAGCCGAACGAATGAAGGATCAACGCAAGCGAAACATGCGACGGCCTAAGAAGTCGCTCTTGGGGAATTGACATGCCGATCGAACAGAAGAACACCCGTTGGTGGCAAGCGCCCAAAGCAGAAATGGCCCATGCTGTGGGAATGGCATTCAAGCGAATGGACCGCACAGAGCGGCGCGCCCGGTACGCTGCGTACCTTGGCCTGTATGAGGCCCGCAACATCGGAAGCCTGGACGGGACGGATTGGGTCAACGTGCCCATGCCGGCGGAGGACCAGGCCGTCAAGGAGAACGTGCTCAAGTCCATCATTGACACGGCCACGGCAAAGATTGCCACAAGCAAGCCGCGGGCGGTGTTCTGTACCACGGCCGGGGACTTCGAGGCGCAGAAAAAGGCAAAGCAGCGGGGCCTGTTTGTTGAAGGCGTGATCCACGAACAGGGTGGGTATGCCAAGGGGCGCCTGGCCTTCCGGGATGGCGCCGTAATGGACCAGGGGATCCTGAAATTCTGGCCAGACGACAAGCGACAGAAGGTCCGTATTGGCCGGGTGCTGCCGTCTGATGTGGTGTGGGACGTGATAGACGGCAAGTACGGGGAGCCCCGCACCCTGATGCAATTCCAACAGGTGAGCCGGTCTGTCCTGGCTGCCATGTACGCAAAAGGCGGGCGGGGTTCGAAGGCAACCGCACAGGCCATAGCCGAAGCGGGGGTCATACGGGAAATGGTTGGGGACGATACGGATTCGATAGACGACCCGGTACACCTGATTGAAGCGTGGCACCTGCCAAGCGGTCCGGATGCAACGGACGGCAGGCATGTGATCTGTACCTCGACTGACACCCTGGTCAATGAGGAATGGACCCGTGAGCGGTACCCCCTGCTTATCTGGCGCTGGAAAACCAGGATGCTCGGGTTTGACGGCATGGGCGTGATTGAGGACGTGGTATCGCAACAGAAGGAATTGGATTGGCTGGGGAGCAAGATCCAGATGTGGCTGAATAGCCTGGCCAAGCGTGGCTGGATTGAAAAGAATTCCGCAGTAGCACAGGACGAAATGGACACATCGGTGGACGGGTTCAATCAGTACACCGGCCAGCCCCCGGTATTCTCGACGGACCCCGGCCCGAACGCTGAGTTATACATGGAACGGGACCGCATGAAAGCGGCAGCTTTCGAACAGGTTGGCTTGTCGCAGCTATCCGCACAGAGCAAGAAGCCCGCCGGTCTGCAATCTGGCCGGGCCTTGTTGGAGTACAAAGACACCGAGAGCGAGCGGTTCCAAGACGTAGGCCAAGACTGGGACGCCTTCTGGGTTGCCGCCGCCTCCCTGATTATCGACGCGGCCACGGACCTCGCAGAGTCGAGCGAGGGCAAGTCCGTCCAGGTGCGAACGCCCCTGGCCACCGGGGACGGGTTCGAAGCGGTCAAGATGACAGCAGACGAACTCAAATCAGATCAGTATATGGTCCAGGTGCGCCCCGCATCCATGCTGCCCCGTGAGCCCGCCGGCCGAGTGCAGACCATCGAAAACCTGATGGGCATGTTCCCCCAAGCGGCGCCCGTGTGGGCAAGGTACTTGGACTACCCGGACGTGGCCGACGCTGTGTCCCTGGTCACTGCCCCGATTGACGCTATCCTGGCAGATATCGAGCAACTGCAAGAGGGCAAGACACTTGCCCCCGAGCCGTTCCTAGACCTTGAGACGGCCAAGATGCTGGTCCTGTCCTCATACCTACGGGCACGCAACATGGGAGCCTCTGAGGCGGTCCAGCGTGCCCACAGGGACTACCTGGCCAGTGTGCAAGACATGCTTGACGAACAGGCGCAGATGTTAGCGGCGCAAGCCGCACCGGTTGGCCTACCCGGGCCGGGGGCTCCCCCCCCCGCTCTCGGTCCGGGTGGTGCCGATATGCCCCCGGGTGGAATGCCGCCCGGGATGCCCCCTGACATGGGTCTGCCCCCGGGGGTCGTATGACTTCGAACGAATCTGGAAAGGGCGCGGGCGGGTTGCCCGGGAACCGTCACGGGGATCATACCGGCAAGTGCCTATTGCCAAGGGACGCGCAAGGCGTCCCCGTGGTCTGTGGTGGCAACGTGGCCACGGACAAGCCGGATCAATCCGGCCGGTGTAGTTGCCCAAAACCGAGCGGCTGCATTCGCTGCGGTGTAGACTCGCCCGCGCCTTGCCCGGGCAGGTAGGTGTAGAATGACAGACCAGATCGAAACGGTGCGCCCGCGCATTTACAGCCCGACGGGTAAAGACCTGTTGGCACCCGAACCCGAACCGACACAAGAGCCCGCCCCGGCGTGGGCCTATGACGTGTCACGGGTCAAAGGGCAGAAGATCGCCTTTGGTGGGCACTGGTTCCGGCTCGACGGGTGGGGGGCGCAAGGGATCTACCTGACATATGTGGAACCCACAAGGGCCACGCTCAAGGCGATCAAGGGTGGGAAGAAATGAAATTCTGGACCCTTGAGATCCTTGGATTCATCTGGGCCTTGCCCGTGACTCTGATCGGCCTGGTGTTGGTGCTCATCTCCGGAGGTGGCGAGTTCTGCAGTTACAGGCCGCGCTACCCTTTGAGGTGGGAGATCCACCCGCGCTGGCCGTGGTGGATGTTTATGGCGGGCGTGGGTATGGGCGCCTTTGTTTTCCTCAAGGGAGACATATCGAGCGACCAACTCAGGATCCACGAACTCGAGCACACCCGGCAATGCTTCATTCTTGGCCCGTTTGTCCTGGTCCTATACCCGCTTTTCTCCCTTGTGTCCCTGGTCTGCTACGGGTCGATCTACAAGCTCAACTGGCTGGAGATCATGGCCCGGGTCAAGGATGGGCGGGCGAAAGTATGAAAATCGTTGACGACCTATTTGGCAAGCTTGGGCCGGACTGCCAAGCGTTTGTTGACGCCACGGATACGGAACCAAATGAACTCCTATACCATCCCGATGACAGGGTGCGAATAATTCAGGAATTTCAAAAGTCAAACGAGCCGAGCCGGGCAACGATGAAGGACGCGGAATACTTTGCAACGTGCCCGGTGTTCAATATGTATCTCCGACTGATGAATAGACGGATCGCGGCTGTTTCCAACACGACGTGTCAGCCTGGAACCGTGGAGCTTTGGCTTAATGACGGCCAAGACTACGGGGACTGGCCGGGATACAGAAGGTTCCCCGGGCCAATCAGCGAAGGATTCGGGCCTGATGTCGAATAACCCACAATCGGAGGATACCAATGGATCCTGAAACACCCGCAGTTGAAACCCCGGCCGCCCCGCCGGTAGAACCACCCGCGACCCCACCCGATCCGGCCACGCCCCCGGTGGTAGATCCCCCTGCGACCACGCAACCAACCCCAGAACAATTCGCCGCACTGGCCAAGGCCGAAGCCGAGATCCAGCAGATGAAACGGGATGGCAAGACAAGCGGCACTGAAATGGAACGGCTCAAGGCGCTGGAACAGAGCTTCAAAGATGACCCGTATGCAGCCATGGAAGCGGCCGGCGGGTCAATGGAGCACTACGCCAACCGCATCCTTGGGGACGGCAAGCCGGGCGCAGATGAGGAAAAAGCAGCGCTCATCAAGCGGCTGGACGATCTGGAGTCGGCAGCCAAGGCCCGAGACGAATCCGACGCTAAGCAATCGCAGCAGACGGAGATCTCCGGGCATGTCGGAGAAATCCGGGGCATCATGGAAGGCGATGCGGAGACGTACACCCCAATCAATCAGACCCTTGAGCTGTATTCAGCCATCGAAGGCGTGCCCGTCGAGGCCCTTTTACAGAACGCGGTCGGAGCCTACATTCAGCGTGCCGCAAGTGGCCCGGATGGCAAGGTGTTGACACCTGCGGAATCCGTTGATATCCTCTTGGGTGAATCAACGAAAGCAATTGACCGGATGGTCAACTCCGTTTTGCAAAACGAATCTCTGAAAAAGCTATTCCTGGAGAAGCTATCGGCAGCCCCGGCAGCGACTCCACCCGCAACACCCGCGCAGCCGCGCCAGACATTGACACCAGAAGGCGAAACAGAGTCCGAGCCCGTGGACATGTCGAAGCTAACACACGACGAAAAGCTCCTGGCCATGGCACGGATTATTGACGCACAAAAGGCAAAGCTCGCAAAGTAGTACCCCGCCCGCTCAGGCGAACCCAACACAACCAAAAACGAACCGGCCGCAATGCGGCTGAAAGGGTTTTCCATGAGCGCAACCGTTACCACCCAGGCCGCAGTCTTGAAAGAACACTACCCGTGGGACGAGGTAGCCGAGGGCGGCTATCGTCGCAACAAGGCATTCGCCACGGTCAACAAGCGCACCGACGCGGGCGGCGATCAGGAAAAATTCGCCGTTGACTTCGCGCACAACCAGGCCGGGTCGTATACGTTCAGCGTGGCGCAAGCCCTGGCCGCCGATCTGAATTCGAACAAGAAAGCGTTCGAAGTCACGACCACCGAAAATTACCACATGGCCCACATCTCCGGGAAACTCATCCGGGCCACGGCAGGCAACACGCACGCCTTTTTGCGGGGCGTGGATATGGAAATCAAGGGGGCATTCGGAGGCATCGAACGCGACATCGAGCGCGATTTCTTCCGCAACGGCAGCGGCAAAATCGGGACATTCGCCAGTGAATCCACCGTCACCATGACCCCGGGCAATGCGTGGGAAACCCATTGCTTCGAATACGGGATGGAGATCGGTGCCGCGGCCGATGGTGCCAGCGCGATCCGCTCCGGCACCACCACCGTGACGGGCGTCAGTCGCTCGGCCGGGACCGTGCTGTCGGATGCCACGTGGACAACCGCGATCACCAGCCTGACCGCCGGTGACATGCTGTTCCGCAAGGGTGACTATGACAGCGCCAACGACCTCAACAAGCTGTATGGCCTCGAAGCGTGGTGCCCCGCAACTGCGCCCACCACGGGCGACAGCCACTTCGGCGTTGACCGCTCGGTGGACGTCGAACGCCTGGCCGGCGTGCGGTACGATGGCAGTAGCGACACCGTAGAGGAAGCGTTCATCAACGGGCAGAGCGAAGGCTCGGCCAACGGCGCGAACCCCCGGGTCTGCTGGGCTTCGAACTACAACGTGCGCAGGTTGGTCAACACGATGACGACCAAGGCGCGCTACGGCAAGATGGATGCCCAGGGAGCCAAGGGTTCCAGCATCGCCGGACACCTCGGTTTCCGGACCATCATCATCGATGGCGACGAAGGCGAAATCAACGTGCTGGCCAACCCGCTCGTACCGTATGATGTCGCGTGGATGATCGACCCGGACTGCATTTTCTTGCTTTCCATGGGCAAGATGCCGGGCGTCCTGGAAGAAGACGGCGAAACCATGCTGCGGTACTACAACGCGGACACGTACGAAATCCGGATCGGGTATTACGCCCAAATGGCGTGCAACGACCCGAGCGGAATCGTCAGAGTCAAACTAGCCTAAGTGGCTGTGGTGTGGCCCGGGTGGATTGTGTTCGCGCACGGCACCCGGGCCTCCCCTTATCAAGGGCTTTAGCCCGGAGGTTTTCACATGGCAACTTGGGACCGTACCACATACGACTTGCAGCACCTTGGCCATGGCCGGGTGTCAATCGCCGGTCGCTTCAAACCGAACGGGTCGAGCGCAGTAGTCAATGGCAGCAACAAAGGCCGGGGCTTTACCGCGACCTACAATTCGACCGGGAAATTCACAGTCACGCTCAGCGCGGGCCTGGTGTTCAGCCAGGTGGATTCGTTCATTCCGTCGCTGTGGCTGAATGCAGCCGATGACAAAGATGTTCAGACCGGAGCGATCAGCGCATCGGCCCGAACCTTTGTGATCAACGTTTGGGACATCTCAGACACGGGTGTGGCAGACGTAGCAGCCAACGCAAACAACTGGATTTCTTTCGAAATCATCGGGCGTCTCGGCGCGGAGGACTGACCAATGGTGGGATTCGCCTCCGGATTCATGGCGCCCGCACAGGGCTACATGCCGAAACAGACGGTGATCAATGGACGCTTCACGCTCGGAATCGAAGACGCTTTCGCCGCTTACACCTGGCCGATTGCTGCCGGTGCGGATGTGGTTGTTACCGCCGACGCTGCCGGGACGGCCGGAAACGCTTTGGATTTTCAAGCCACCAACGACGGCACGGCCAAGGCTGAGATCAATTTCGCTACAGCGGGCATGGTTCAATTAGATACCGTGATTGAGTTTGCGACCGGCGGGGTTGCGGGAAACGCCTGGGTTGTCACAGTCACGGCCGGCGCGGGTGGCGGTGAAGGCATCGATCTTCACGAGGATACGACCGAGAAGGTCTTGACCGTCCAGTATGAGGACGGCGTATCCGACGTGGCTGCTTTTGAGACTGCCATCGGAACAACTACCAATTTTGTGGTTGGCACTGGCGGCACGGGTGCAAGCGTTCTGGCAGCCGGTGATGACGATATCTATGCAGAGCCCATGGCGGGCGGAACCGCTGCAACGTGGGCAGAGGAAACCGGCACCCCGCTGAAAATGCACCTGCATTTCACCAACGCTGGATCCACCGGGACGGAATGCAAGGCCGCGATCAACGCAGTCAGTGGTAAGAGCATGACCGCAACGGGTGGTGATGCGAACAACGCAGTCACAGGCGATCTGGTGACAAAGCAGGACCTCTCAGGCGGCCTGGCAGACACTGCCCCGGGTACGGTCAAGGGTCTGGGCTTCACCGTGACGCAGACCGTGCTGGGAGAGTACACCCTCACGTTTTCCCGGGAACTCCCGAACCTCCTGCACTTCAAGCCGAAGCTCGCACTGGCCACGGCCGCCGCGTTCCGGGTGATTACCGGGGCATACGACGCCACGGCCAGGACGATCAAGATCTGGATCCTGAACAACTCGGGAGCCCTGGACGATCCGGCCGCCATTGCGAGCGGCGATGAAATCCACTTCAAGGCGGTATTCGAAGCCAGTAAAGTAGCCTAGGGGTAAGCCATGCGCAGAGCCACTTTGGCAGACCTGAAAACACGGGCGCTACGCATGGCGGACACCCCGGCTGATTCTACGTCCCGGTCAGATGCGATCATAATCGACGCTGAATTGACGGACATAGCCAACGACAAGTTGGCCGAGCTTCATGACATCGTTGTGCAGTCAGACGAAACGTACCTGCTTCAAATGGCAGATGTTTACACCATTGCCAGCCAGCGGTACACCTATTTGCCGGATGACTTTTTCAAGCTCAAGAAATTGCTACTGCATGACAGCGGCACGCGCAACGAATTGGAGCGTTTGCACCTGAATGACCTGGACAGCCACAGCACCACGGACACCACGACCCGGCCAGCATACAAGCTTATGTCAGATCGCCTGTGGTGGCATCCACTCCCGGCGGGCGCCTACCGGATTGAACTCTGGTACACCCGGCAATTCCACCCGCTGGTTGACGCCCTGGACGAGCTTGACCCGATCATCCCCCGCGGCTGGGAGGCGTTTGTCGTTGCGGGCATGGCTGAGTACATCCTGTCCAAGCAAGAGCTAGATCCCCGTGCCGCAATCAAACAAATGGAACAGGCTCGGGACAGAATCACGCGGGGCCTCAAGGGCAGAGAATCCGGACCGATCAAAATCCGGGACGTAAACAACCGATTCGGGCCGAAGCATCCCAGACATCCCAGACCGAGGGAATAGCAATGGCGAAGCCCCCGGCATTCGAACGGCTTGAAACGGGCGACACCGCGGCAACACAGCTGCAAGACTTGCTTACCGATTTCTTTCAGGCCATTGAAGACAACCCGCTCCTGTCCGGGCGCATGCTGGACCTGGACGTTACCACGGTCGCAACCGCATTTCCCCACGGGCTGGGACGCACCCCGGAGGGCTGGATCGTTGCGGACACATACACATCTGGGGGCTTGTTGAGCAATACCATCTGGCGGACCGCCTGGGATGACAAGACGATCACGCTTGACGCTTCGGCGAGCTTCGCCGTCAAGGTGTGGGTGTTCTGATGCCGTTGCAACGCAAGATAATCAACCTGCCATTCGACGCGGGGATCAACGAAAAGATCGATCATAAGCACCTTCCGGCAGGCCAGCTGGACACCTGCAGGAACGTGCGTTTCGACAAGATCGGGACCATCACAAAGCGTCCCGGGTTCGATAAAGAGGACATTGCGATCCAGACCGGCGGGGAAACCCGGATCGTCAACAAGACCGCTTCGCTATTCACCAGGGACTCTGAATTGTACGGGGTGCTTGAGGGATTCAACGATGCCCCCGCGCCAGACGCCCCGGAGGAGCCGGACGGCTACCACGTCTTTTCGCGCGATGATGCTAGTAGCAAGTGGTGGAAAGCCGGGCGCTGTGAGCCCATGCGGTACGGGGTGCGCAGTATCAGCCAGGCCACGGTTGAAACGAAGTCGGCGGACTACGCGGAAAACACCACGCTCGGGATTGGCTGTGCGGCCTGGGTTGAATACGACCACGCATCGACCAAGACCCGGATTGCCATTGCCTTGATCGACACTGCCACCGGCTCATTTATCCGTCACACCCGGGGGGAAAGCGCACTGGACGACGCGGTAGCACCCCATGTAGTCAAGGTGGGTGCGTACTTCCACGTCTATGCGATCTCACCCACGACAGCCGAAATCGATCTGATCGTGATCAATACGGCAGCCATCCCGGCAGCCCCGGCCATGCGGACAACGACGGTGACGATCACAAATGTTCACGCTGGCGGGCTTTACGACTGCTGCTACTTCCCAGTCAATGGCACCACGGACCATTCATGCTGTCTGTACAAGGAGAGCGTAGCGGGCAAGCTGACCCTGAAATATTACGAGGGGGACGGCACCCTAACCGGCACGGTTGACCTGAACGCGGTTTGCGGCACCCTGACCCCGAAGTCAGCGGTCACAATCGCCAACACCTACGATCACAACGCAGTAGCCGATCTGCTGACCGTGGCTTATATCGACAACGGGACCGGCAACACCAAAATCTGTATTCTTGCCGATGACCTGTCGCAGCACACGGCAGACGCCACGTTGACCACTGACACGGCAGCCGATACGATTCACAATATCACGCTGTGCGTTGACCCAAGCTGGGACCGCAACACGGTTGGGAATTCGGCCGTCCGGGTGTACATGTCAGCAACGCACGGTACGGACGCCTGTTACAACTACGTGCGCCAAGCGATCTTTATGTTCGCGGGCATTGCGGGCAGGGCGTTCGATGGAACCACGTTCAAGAATTGCGCGCTGGCCAGCAAGGCGTTCCCGTACAATCACAGCGATACCGGGGGCTTGAGCCACTACCGGGCGGGCGTGTGGGTCGTGTATGACTCCGACCTGCAGTCAACGCTGTTCCTGGTTGGCAACACGGCCCCGGCCACTGACTACACTGCACCGGCACTGGACCAGGCCGAACAATTCACAGCTGCCAGGCTGCTTTGTTCGGTGGCCAGCGGTACACCAGCAGATCAACACCTGCCGTCTGTCGTGCCATCACCGACCGGCGGGGATCCCGGTTGGCGCTTTGCCACGACCCGCCGGGAACGGTTTGACGCAGATGGGGACGTGATACTTTCTGCCGTCATTTGTAGCATGACCAAGCGCCTCCGAAACATGGATTCGGCGCAGATGGGACCCACTGCACAGGTGGCCATAGGCCAGCTCTTTGACGTGGATGGGCGGGCGTATGAGTCAGGATATCACTACTATCCCGAGCCGCTGCAAGAGACGGACGCCGGGGGTGGTGCGCTGGCAGATGCCGATTATACCTATCGGGCGATCTATGAGTGGACGGACCGATCCGGCCAGGTGCACCGATCCGCCTACGGGGAAGTAACTTGCACCGTTGCGGGCAAGGCGGGCGCCGGGTCCTGTGTAATCGGGGGACCGTACCTTGAGCGGGGCGACACCAGCAAGATCCAGGAAGTCCGGATCGCACTGTACAGACTTTGCTCTGATGGCTCCTACCATCGGGTGGTTGAGGTCACGGGCGGGAAAATCAACGACCTGACGAACCCCCAATGGACCATAACAGACGGCGTGGCAGATGGGACGCTCCTGGATAACGAGATCCTATACACGGACGGGAGCGCCCTGGAAAACATCGCGCCGCCGCCTTGCACAATCATTGCTGACCGCAGGGACAGGTTGTTTGTGGTGGATGATGAGGACCGCACCAAGATCTGGCCAAGCAAGACAAAGGTCCACGGGGAAGGGTTGGCCTTCTCCGATATCACCCAGTTCTGGGTCAAGACAGGCGGGGATATCGTCGCCCTGGCTGTCATGGATGAGCGGGTGATAGTGTTCAAGGAACACCAGATCCACGTATTCGCCGGGCCGGGTCCGAATGACTACGGAGTTGGTTCGTTTACCGCGCCGCGTCCGGTGTCAACGTCCATCGGATGCAAGGATCGGAACTCGATTGCGCAGACAGACAAGGGAATCGTTTTCTGGAGTCATGACGGGTGGTACATGCTGAATCGTGGCCTCGGCCTGGAGTACATCGGGGCGCCGATCGAGGACCACAAGGCCAACATTCCAAGCTCTGCCGTGGCCGTCCCGTGGGAGCATGAACTCCGGATCACCTACGGTTCAACTATCCTGGTTTGGGATTACCTGCTAAACCGCTGGAGTGTTTCGTCCCTTCCATCCACGGTGATCGCGTATTCTTCATGCCTCTGGGATGAAAAGCACTGCGTTCTGGATTCTCTCGGGAACCTCTGGACCCAGGACAAGACGGCCAGCGGGTTCCGGGACGACACCACCGAAATAGAAACCAAGGCGATCACGTCCTGGATCAAACCGGGCGATTTGCTGGCCGGATACCAGCGGATATGGTGGGTACACCTGACCGGCCAGGTATTGGCCGCGCACACGCTAAACGTGGATGTTTTCTATGATTATGAGGACACTGTGCCGGGTGAAACCTTCGATTTCGTGATAACCGCCGCCGCTGACCCGATGGAACTGCGGTTCAAGCCGGCGCGTCAAAGATGCAAGGCGATCCGGTTCAGCATTTACGATTCGGCACGCAGCACGCCGTTTTCGTCGTTTGACTTGTCGGAGATTGCGCTTGAAGTTGGCTACAAGCCGGGGCTGGCCAAGATGCGAGCCACCAACACGCTGTGAGGTGAATCATGGGTATTTTCGACGCTGACTTCTGGATCGGACGTGGCCCCGGTCAATCACAGCAAGGCATGGAAGGCTACGGCTACAATGAGGCCCGTTTCGGCACTGGACAGGCCGGGGACACCCTGCAAAGCCAATTTCAGCAGGGTGCGGCTGGACAGGGGCCGTCTGCTGCCCGTGAGCAACTGGGTTGGGGGTTGGGACGTGCCAACCAGGCTGCAATGGCTCAGAGCCGCTCTATGGCCGGTGTCAACCCCGCTATAGCGCAACGCATGTCCCAACAGGCCATGTCGCAGAACGCCGCCAATGCGAATCAGCAAGCGGCCGTGATGCGAGCGCAAGAACAAGCGCAGCAACAGGGCATGCTTGCCCAATGGCTGCAAAGCCAGAGACAGGCAGGCATGGGCCTTGAGCAACTGAGAGGCCAGGACCAGATGGGCCTGAATCAGTTGCGCCTGCAGCAAGACCTGTATAACCAGCAGGCGCAAGAGCAACAGGGGTTCTTGGGAACCGCTTTGGGCATGGCTGGCGATCTGGCCGGTGCCTTGATCCCGGGGTGATAATATGCCGACTGATGCCGACAGACGGGCCGCAATGGCTGTGCTGGGAATCCCGGAGGATGCCAGCCCGTGGGATATCACGGACGAACAGAGGCGTGCCATTGCCGGAGAGGCAACGGATCTCCCCCTGCAGATCGACCCGGGCGATCAAGTGGGCCTTGGTCAGATCCCGGCACAGGAGGGGTTTCAAACAGCCCCGGCCACCTCGATAGACCTGACCACCCAGGCCACTCAACCGGCACAGGCCCAACCCACTGCCCCGGCAGCACCACCAACTGGCCTCGACGTGTCACGGGTGGCCGGACAAGACCCGGCAGGGACGATAGGAGCCCCCGGAGCGGGTGGGATGAGGGCTCCACGTCTGCCGGGCGTGGGTGTGTCAACCAAGCCGCTTAGAGAGGCCCGTGAGCGTGTCCAGGATATTGGAGACGAGGCTTTCAGCGAATACGACAGCCGGGCGAAACTGTACCGCGACGCTGCCGACAAAGAGCGAGCGGCAACGGCCGCCAAGACCGGGGCGCAATGGGAGAGCGCACAGGTACAAGAAGACATCATGCAATCCGGGGTCGAGAAGGCCGAACGGCTGCAGGTTGACCACGCGCAACGGGTCAACAAGGCACAGGCGGACGTTGACACCAAAATGGGTCAGTATGAACAGGCCCGGCAGGAGTTCGCGGCCAGCCGGATAGACCCGGATGGATTCTACAAAGAGCCGGACGGCTCGACCAATTATGGCAAGAAAATCGGCGCCGCTGTAGCAATCGCACTTGGCAGCATGGCCTCTCGACTCCCCGGCCGAATGGGTGGGGGTGGCCCCAATACGGCCTTGAAGATGATTCAGACCGCCATTCAGCGAAACATCAGGGGCCAGGAAGTCAACTTGCAGAAAAAGGGACAGGCCGTCGGGATGGCACAAACCGAGGTGGGCATGGCCCGCAACCTGTTTTCGGACGCCACGTCCCAAGCCCTGGCCGCTGAGAACGCCCACTGGCAGCACGTCCAGCACAAAATCCAGCAAGCCATGATGGGCAGCAAGTCGCAGGAGATCCTTGCGACCGGCCAGCAGTTGCAAGCGGCGATTGTGGACAAGGTGAATCAGAATGAGGCTCAACTGAAACAGGGGGAGTTGGCCACCCGGTTGAAAACAGCCTCGACCGAAGCCAGAATTGCGGGCACAGAGATAGGGCTGAAACAAAAGGGTAGACAGCTGGAACTCCAGCGGGCGGCGGCACAGAGAACCCTTGAAGCCAAGGCGGCACAGGTTCAAAAGCCGGACGTTATGCCCCCGGGTACGCGGTTGTCTCAGGAGTCGATACGAAAGGGGTTTACCCCAAACAAGAAAGATCGGGGGATTATCAAGGAAGCAATGGCCAGTTACAACCCGGCAAAAACCGGCATTACGAAGCTGATCGCGTGGCGTGTCAAGTACGGTGCAGAAAAGATGGACAGAACCGCCATGGCGGAGGGTGCCGCGATTGCCAAGGGCTTGATCCTTGAGTTGAAGGTAATGGAAAAGATGGGCGCCCATTTCACTGAAATGGAAAAAGAATTGCTGGGCATAACCGAAAACCCGGGTGATATCGGATTTGTACTGACAACTCTGCGGACGATTGACCAAAGAATCGACGATAAAATCGCGGGCCGTCTGAACGCCTACGGGCTGGACCTGGACAGATCCACGGGGAGCCGGAAACGTAACTGATGCCTGTCACCATTTACAGCCGCCAGACCGGCGAAGCGGTCACGCTCCCCGAGGACCAGGCGCAGCAAGCCATCGCTGCCGGTACGCATGGCCTTGAGAAGGGCACCCGGGTCAATATCATCGGGGAGGACAACCAGTCTTATTCCGTGGATGCCAACGACCTGCAGGCCGAGCTGACAAAGTACGGCGCCCGGCTGGAGTCAAGCGAGGAAACCAGGCACAGGGAAGTCGTGGCCGAATACGGCCAGGGCATTGGTTCAGAGCTTGCGGCCGGGGCGCTTGGCGCGGCCCGTGGCATATCGCTCGGCCTGTCCGATCCGGCGTTGATCCATTCCGGCCTGATGAAAAAGGAATCCATCGCCGGGTACAAGGAAGCCCTGCCGGAAACATCCATGGGCGCAGAGCTTGTAGGCGTCGGTGGCTCCCTGCTAATCCCCGGCATGGGTGCCGCCCGGGCGGGCAAGCTAGCACAGGCTGGCCGTGCCGTGACAGCCCCCGTCCGGGGCGTGGCCAAGCTCGGCCTTGCCGTGGAGAAGGGTGTAGGGGCTGCCACCAAAAAGATGCTTGGCGGGGGTGCGGATCGGTTCGTCGGGCGCGCCATGACGAAAGCGACCGGACTTGGCGCCGGGTCTGCCGTCGAAGGTGCGCTGTATGGTGGGGGTCAATTCATAAGCGAGGCCAGCCTGGGAGAGATTGACGCCACGGCAGAAAACTTGCTCGGCCATGTGGGCATGGGTGCTGCCATTGGTGGTGGCTTCGGCGCGGGGCTCGGTGGTGGCTTCGAATCCCTGGCAGCCATCGGCCGTGGTGCAAAGCGCATGTCCAAAAGCACAGCGGCCCGCGTGGTTGGCCTGTGGGAAAAGCAGACGGGCAACAAGGCCGTTCCGGGGTTGGCCGATGCATACGCCAAGACATCCGGGGTGGTATCGGGAGCCGGTGACGAGATAGCGCCCTTTTTCGGCAAGGGTGGGGCGGAGGTTCGAAGGCGATCAACCATCACAGACGACGCAATCAGCACAAAGGCTGCCAGCCTGTCGGCCGAACGGGACGCACTGGAAACGCTAGAGTCGGGAGTGATTGATTCAGCGACCGGCAAGATGAAAACCGAGTTTATGCAAGCCGCCGGTAAAGAGGCAAGCCGGGACGTGGTACACGCGGAAGTGTTATCGACACTTGGCGCAGTGGCGACCCCGGACGGCAAACAGGCGGGGTTACTTGGCGACCTGATGGAAATGTCGTCTAACAAGGCGGCGCCGCTATACGGCAAGGCACAAGGGGCATTGATAGACGCCCGCAAGGCTGTCACAACTGCGAACGATGACTTGCTCAAGCTTGCTGCCAGAAAAGACACCGAGGCAATCGGGGAGATGTTTACCCGGGTGGATGAGGTCAAGCGGTACATTGGCAGGAAAACAGAACACCTCGGGAATGCATACAAGCGGACCGGGGATCCGCAGATATTGAAGGCAATCGAGCAAATGGACGGGCAATATCAAAGCCTTCGAAATCTGCTGGAACAAGACTCCATTTGGGGCAAGACCGCATCGGCGGCACAGAAGGAAGTCAATCAATACTGGGTCCCGGTCATGCGCCGGGTGGGTCACAAACCCAAGTACCGCCTGGATCGCATCATAGGAAAAGAGGACTTCCACAAGGCCCGGCCCGGCAAGACCACCATGAGACAGACGGACCCCGGGGAAATGGAAAAGTTCTTGCAGGACCTCGGGACCAACAAGGTCAAGCTCGACCGCGAATGGGTCAGCCAGCAGATGACAGCCAAGGAAAACCTGTTGGATGCCATCGGCCGTCATTACGATGTTGACCCCGCAAAGATAGCCGACGCCCGGGCGATCCGAAAGTCAATGAAGGCGCAGATTGACGATCTGGAGAAGTCCATCGGTATGCGCAATCAGTTACGCTCGGTTGAGGCAACCGCCCGGGGCAGTGGTTTGGACGTAGGCACGGCTGCCGCTGCCGGGTACATGCTCGGCGGCCCGGTGGGTGCGCTTATCGGTGGTGCTGCCGGCGCGCTTATCAACCCGGCGAAAACCATCAGGCAGCTGGCCACACTGGACCGGGTGTCGGCAGGATACCGGCTCAAGATCTCCAACGCTGTGCGGGGCTTCACCAGCCAGGCGAAAAAGGGTGCTGCGCCCGTCAAGCGTGCTGGCCGGGTGGGTGCCATTGTCGAGCGGCGCAGACAGGCAAAGCGTTTGATTGCCCCGGCTGCAGTGGGCGTGCTGAACCGTGTTTCCTTCGGGGAAAAGCCCCCGAACAAAAAAGACAGTCGGGTTGAGGCGTACCAGAAGCGCATGGCTGAACTGTCGGTGCTGGTGAACAACCCGGACGCCGCGTTGGAACGCCTACATAAGGGCACGGAAGTGGCTCAAGAGGTGGCCCCGAAGGTCACCGACGCGGTACGAAACAAAATCGTCCAGGCCGCAAACTTCCTACTTGAGAAGGCCCCGAAACGCCCCGGGCAACCGGGCATGTATTCCGGGGACCGGTGGCGTCCGCCTGAATCCGAGATCGACAAGTGGGAGCGGTACATTCAGGCCGTAGACAACCCGGCCAGCGTACTCGATGACCTCAAGAACGGCACGGTCAACCGGGAGAGCGTGGAAGTTCTGCGCGAACTGTACCCCCGGCTGTATGAGCAAGTCACGGCCGAAATCGTTGAGAACCTCGCAGACATCTCGGAACTGCCCTACCAGGAACGGATCCGGCTCGACGTGCTATTTCCCGAGGTGCAGATTGACCCAACGATGCGGCCGGAGTTCGTGGCCAGCATGCAGGCGGCCACAATCAAGGCACAGCCCGGGCAGATGCAAAAACCACAGGCGGGCCGAATGTCAGGGTTGAGCGGGGCGGGAAAACCTGAAATGATGACGAAATCACAGCGGCTAGCCGCAAAGGACTGAGACATGAAAAAAGCACTTTTGATTTTGCTGGCCGTCTGTTTTCCCATTGCGGCCGTGGCGGGTGAAACGGTCAAGCTGATCGACCACCAGGACGTGCGAACGGAATACACGCAGCGCGGCATGTCCCCCGGGCGGGCGCATGTGTCAACCCAGATGACCTATGCGCTCTCCACCGGGGAATCGGTCACCGGCTGGACGGTTTTGGGCAACGATACAATCAATTTTGCCTTGACCGTCAACCATGTGCTGGGCGCGAAAGCACACGAATACGACAAGACGGACGGGGCCGCGAACACAAAACACGGGGGCGTGCAATCGACAATTACGGCGGTTGACTTGACCAACTACCTCCAAAACGCTGGTACCATTACCTGGACCCAGTACGTCTCGGCCACGACCGACATTGCGGAATGCTGGGTCAGGCTCGGAACGGATGCCAGCAACTACAATGAATGGTCTGTTGATGATGACGCCATGGCTGCCGGGTGGAATCACATTTCCGCCAACGTGACTCAACCCTGCCACTACGCCGGGAACGGCTGGGATAGCGCAGTAGTAACATATATCGCGGTCGGCTGTGAGTTTGACGCGGAAACAGACGCCCTGGCCGACATGGCTACCGACTGCATTTGTGTGTCGAGCGGGATCAAGACGCTGGCGGATCTGTCGGCCTCCATTACCACCTCGGTAAACACGCCCAACATCAACCTGCATAGGCTCGGTGGCCAGCCGGTGAATGAGGGCGTGGGCAACGTCGGGAACGCCACGCAACGGATTACCATTGCGGACGACGATACTAATTTAGCGGCACAGACCACGGACCTTGCCGCCATCGAAGCCCTGCAGATTCTGATTGAGGCTCTGCTGACGACCATCGACAGTGATACCAACGACATCAAGACGGCCGTCGAGATAATGGACGACTGGGACGACGGGTCGGATCACGCGGAGGTGGTCACACTGCCACCGGCACTTGACGCGGACTTGAACACGGCTTGTGTTGCCCTGACGAATGGCGAAGTCGAAACCGTATTGGGCACCGGGTCGGATCACTTCCGGGTGTGCGCCTACGGAAATTCTGCTTTTATTGAGTGCGGCGCGTCCAGCCCGGCAGGCTTCGATCACACGGTTGGAGAGTTTTCATTCATGGTGGCAGACGGCCAATGTCATGACGTGAAAATAACGGATGCCAACTGCTATCACATCGCAGTGGCTACGGCTGGCTGGATCTGCTTCAACAACTTCCTGCAGTAGGAGCGCACCATGCGACGCCTAGCATGGATACTTATCCCGGCCCTGTGCCTGGCTGTGACGGTCGGGGCGGGTAGCAGCACGCCGCTGATTCGTAGCTTCACCTTCCAGGACTCCGGCCACGGGTTCCGCACGCCCACATTTGAAAGCAACTTTGACGAACCATGCACGGGTGGTGACTACGTGTCCGCAAGTGGGCACACCATGACCTGTAACAACATGGTCGCAGACCCGCGCCTTGCAGACTACGGGCAGACCGAAGGCACGCGGGATGGGTACGCGCACGAATTCGACGGCTCTAATGATTTCCAGTCTTGCACTGATGGCGGGTGCGGGTTTGACGCTGACCCGGATGGGGACTTCTCTGTGGTGGTTGCGTTCACACCATATTCAGTGGCGGCTGGAACCGGCTTTCTTGCTGGTAAGTACGAGACTGCTGGCGACGAAAGAAGCTGGGAGTTTGTTAGGTCAACAGATGGCGTGGCCTTTGTCTTGAGCGATGACGGCACATCGGCCGGAGGGCATTTCAACATCTTGACCAAGGCGGGATCGCTTGCCACTGGTAGGATGTCTGTTGCGGTGATGTCCTTTGACTACATCTCTGATGGCACGTCCGATGCTGCGGTTTATGTGGATGAACTCGCCAGCGCAACAGATGGCAACTTCAACGGACCTGTTCACGATAGCTCCGGTGACTTCACAATGGGCATCGACGCAGACGGCAACAACCCATTTTACGGCCGCATCCACTACGTCGCCTATCATGACGGCATCGCCTTCACAGCCGCCGAAGCAGCCCAAGAGATACGCCACCAGCGCGGACTCCTTACAGCAGACGGGCTCAACCACGTCACGGTCACATCGGCATCTCCACCCATGGCCCTTGTTGCCGCTGCAGACTCCGGCGTGGAACCGTTCTTGGTGCCACAACCCGCCAACACCGCAACTATAGGCCCAGCGGGGCTTTACGGGGCGAGCGGGACCACAAACAGATGCGAAAGATCAACGCTCGAAACCTGGGGTGGCGGGGCACCAACTGGGTGGGTGGAGCAACACACGGCGGGCAACGGCACTGCGGACATCGCGCAAGATACTGCATCCATGGCCGAGGGGCTGTCCAGTGGACAACTGCAAGTCACAAACACAACGTCAACCGCTGCGATCTACGCACAGGGATGCAATACGTGTACAGACCTTTGCGGGAACGACCCGTGCAACTGTGATGCGTATTTGTCAGCATGGGCAAAGAACGACGGCGTAGGGGAGTTGAGCCTAAAACTGATACAATACGACACAGCCGCATGCGGGACCGGGACGGGCACATTGACGCCAGTTTCGGCAAGTGACCCGGGTAGTACGTGGGAGCTTGTATCAGGTCCCATTGCTGCTGCAGCATGGCACGCTAACACGTCGTCGATGCTCATCAGGATAGAGGAAACCGGCGACGGTGGGGTCAATACCAATTT